AACATTATCTTAAAGCCCTTCGGGTTTTTGAAAGAATGGCTCGCCCCTCACGAATACTTCATCCTGTGTCATTTCCCGACCTTCGATTTTACTCATGGACGCTACCAGTGTCTGCCGAGTATCCGTTTACCATTCAAAAGAAATGGGAAGATAAGCTCCGCCAACGCCAAGCCGAAGGTGAAGATATTGATGGGAAACTAACGTTCCACAATCTCTACAATGAGATATTTGAGCTGAACCGGCACTTAGTGCATCAGATCAAAGAAGGGGGACCTGGTTTCTGGCATCCTGATGGAACACCTAAACCCTATGGGTTTAACAATCTACATACTCGCGCTCATTTAGTCCGATCCGAAGAGGAGGACAAACTTAGAGCTGTGTTTGGAGTACCCAAACTCATGACTATGATAGAGAATATGTTTCTTTGGGCTATGCAGAAGGAGTACTTAAACGAGAAGATCAAGTCGCCAATGTTATGGGGATTCGAGACTTTTCGCGGTGGTTTGAATAAGCTATGGAACAGACTGTCAAGCGCTAGGAAAAATACTTTCCTTTCCGCTGACTGGTCGGGTTTTGATAGGTTTGCTCTGTTTGATGTCATCGACGACGTCCACAAAATGTGGCGCAGTTGGTTTGACTTCTCTCACTATGAGCCTACCGACGCCGTTTTTAACGACGAAGGTGTTCGCCTTTCTTACCCTGTTTCCAAAGCTAATCCAAGGAAGATCCAACGACTATGGGACTGGATGACCTACTCGGTCAAACACACTCCAATTCGCGGATTCTCCGGACAACTATATCAATGGCAATACAACGGAATCGCTTCCGGGTTTCAACAAACCCAAAAGCTAGATTCTGATGTTAATGGTGTCATGATACTAACCTGCCTATCAGCAATTGGAATCAATATCGAATCAGAAGATTTTGATCTTCTAGTTCAGGGTGATGACTCTGTCACTGCCTTTCCTGAGATCATTTTTGATCTAAAGGACTTCCTTGCTAAACTGGCAAAAACCGCAAAGCTGAGATTCAACGCAAATCTCTCTGTTGACAAAACTTCAATCGGAACCTCACTAAATGAAATTGAGATTCTTGGTTACAAGAACAGAGAAGGAATTGCTTATCGATCGCCCTCAGACTTGCTCGCCCATCTACTATATCCCGAGAGAAATCAAGGATTAGCCGAAGCCGCTTCTAGCTGCATCGGAATCGCTCTCGCAAGTATGGGAAGCTCTCGTTACGTGTACAATACATGTTTAGACGCATTTGACTTTTTGACTATTCAGTTAAAAGTAGAGCCCAGCCTTACCTGGCTACTCGACTTCATGAAAGTTCGGGGTACCACAATCTCTAGGATGACTAGTTCACTTAGGTTTCCAACCTATTCAGAGTGCTATGCACAGAACTTCGCCTACCAAGAGAGGACTCCTGCCGAAATGAATCGTACCTGGCCTTCTAGACCAACTGGAAGACTTGGATTCTACTTCCTAAACGACTAGTTTAAGTAGTTACTTATTTTTTTCTTTATTTAATTAATTTGTTTTCTAAAACTAAATGAAATCACA